CATCTACAACTTGTTCACCTGCTGTAATTGTACTCTTAGTCTTTAGCTTTTGATAAATGCTTGTGACTTGACTAGTTTCATCATCACGATCATCCTCATCCAAATCTGTAATACGCAGTGATTCCATGTTATACGCAAGATCAAGTTTTGTCCCCACACCACTACTACTACGTGTTTTCATAAACTGAATTTGCACACGCCCACGCTCACGCATTGCACGGCTGCTAAAAATACCAATCAAGTTATCTGCTGTGTTGATCTTACTAATACCACCTGCAATGTGACTGTGGTCAAATTCAACTTCATCAACTGCACTACGATTCAACTGTGATGCTGTAACAAACAAGATATGTAGTTCTACTGCTAGATTACGCAATTCTTCCGATACAAACTTATCTTTGATAAACTGATCGCTTGCTGGCACTTTGTGACCTGCAGGCATCATAAGATCCAAATAGTCAATAAGTAATGCTTGCACTTCGATGTTGTTTTGGATTTGGTATTCACGCAAGTATGCTTTAATGTCGTTTACGTTACATCCATTGGGTAACTGCACAATCTGCAAACGACCTGCTTTTTTACTTGCCATCTTAACTTTGAGTTCAACATCATCTGATTTTTTCATAACGTCCTTTGTGCTCATGCCCGTAAGCATAGCATCAAGTCGCATACTACAAAGTTCTTCACTAAGTTCTAAGCTGATGTAAACAACATTCTTTCCTTGCAATGCCCAGTTTAATGCTAAGTTTTGCATGAACAGCGATTTACCAGACCCCGACCCACCTGCAAAAATGTTAAGTTCGCCTGGATTGAATCCACCATATAGCACGTTATCAAATGTAGTCCACCCTGAACTATTTTGACCTCTGTTGTCTTTGATCCGTTGAATACGTCCTGCAGGATCTTCCCAATAGTTTGTGCCGAAACTTTTTGCAAGACCAATTTGCACTGCGTCCCTAATTAGCTGTTCAACTGCACCATAATCATTTTTTTCTAACTTATCAGCACTAGCAAGAATTGCACCTTCAAGTGCTTTGTGTCTGCAAAACTTTTCAAACTCATCCATAAACCAAGATTTATGCTCTTTAGTGACCTTGTTACTTAGGTCATCTATTTTAGCATTTGTTTTTGCACTGATCTGTTCAATAGTAGGCAGTTGCCCATATTTGTCTACGTGTTCTTTAATAAAGTCAACAGTGGGTTGATAACGTCTGCTAAAATATTTGCTTTGCAAAATAGCATTGCAGCGGACAAACAAATCTTTGTCAGCCAATAGAAATTCTATGTATAGTTTTTGTAATTCTTCATTATAATCTTCGCTCATTCAACCCCACTCAACTTTCTCATCATATATTCGTCTTTAGTATAATAATAGCTTGCTAAACTTCTGTAGCCAAACCCTGAAGAATAAAAATACACTTCTTCGTAATAAGGAGTAAGCCATAGTAGATTTCCATTTTCTAATCTAATGGGAAACCATGCAAACTTTTTATGAGTGCTTACACGTTTAGCTACTATAGCATTGTTCCATTTCATTTACAATACTGCTTTGCCATTATCTGTATCTTAGTACTGCTTGTTTCTATGCTGTCTAATATACTACGCACTGTGAATAGTCTGCCGTACTTCTGCACTGCATCACCTGCGTCTTTGCAATCTTCCCATGGTGGAAAACTAACGTTCCATCCACGTTTAACTGCAGTCTTTACCATTTCCATCCCTGCTTTGTCAGCATCGGGTAGCAGCACTATACGCTTGTTTAGCTGCTCTACTATACTGCATTGTTTGGGACTGGGTGTATTACCGTTCATACCAACACCCCCCACTAGCAGGGCATCTAGCTGCCCTTCTGTAACTATAACATACTCGTGCGTTGTTTGTGCATCCAAATTGTAAACAAAGTTGCTAGGACTAGACAAGTAATACTTGGGTGTTTCTTTGTCTGGAGTATTACCCACCCAACGTGAAGTATACCCCACTACCTTACCGTTGTGATAAAACGGCAGTGTTACACGATTCTTAAAGTGCTTGAACGGGGACCAATACCAGTTAGGATAAAATCCCAGGTGTCTGCTTTCAAGATACTCACACGCTTGCACAAACTTTACTAGCTCTTCCTCTGATAATGTGTCAGTATCAACTTCGTGTAGCAGTTTACTTTCGGCAGGTAGTTCATGATCTGCCCACGCTACTTTTACTTCTTCTACTTTTTCTTCAGGTATAAACTGTTTTGCTACATCTTGGTTTTCTTGTTGTTTGAGTAGTTCAAAGTTAACACGCTGTATTTGTGCAGGGTCTGCACCAAACTTTAACAACAGTTCTTTAAGATTTTCGTTTATACGTTTTCCAGGACTCCATCCAGTTTTGAAGCTGCAGTTAAAACAGTTATACTGAAACTTGTCGTCTACAAACATTATACCACCACGACGCCGTGTGTCGGCTTTATGTCCACGTGTAGCACACATAGGGCAATTGCCACTCACCCAACCACTGGGCGTTAATCGCCAAGATGCAGGCATTGTTTGTTTTACGAAATCCAAGACTAACATAAAGCTATATTAGCTTCTATAAAGTACTTTGTCAAGTGTTCCTGTGTTGCCTACAGCAGGTGTGTGATAAAATCTTACCCACATAAACATACCATCCCATGTAAATGGTGTTACACCTGTGCTGGTAGTAAACGTCCAACTGTCGTTTGCTGATTCTGGGTCTAGTTGTATGTCGAACCAATCCGTTTCAGTGGGGTTTAACTCCAGTGAGCCCTGTGCATAAAATACGCCCGTGTACCCTGTTGTATATACTGCACATGTGTTAGTGCCGTCTTGGTTAAATGATTGTGCTGTGCTTGCATTTCTGTTTGTATACAAATTAGAACCGCTGGAAATGAATGTATCATTCACTGCACTGTCAGCAATAACTATACCAAGTGGATTATCTTTGATTTCTAGAACAAAACTGATTCTGTTGTTTTGGTCACTGCTAAGTCCAAAAGTTCTACTTTGCATATCAGTATAAGTAATAACGAGATCGTACAATCCTGCACTAAAGTTTGTAGTATCACCTTGTAGGATTTTCATTACTATGTTACCACTGTTATAGTCAACTACAGCAAGAGTTTTAGTTAAGATAACAGCACTAGCCGTTCTGTCAACAATCTTGGCAACAAATGTTTTGTTAGTTAAGTTAACTGATTTGCGGTCAGGGGTTTTAACAAAAAACTCTAAATCACAATCTAACCCTGCGTAAACTATTAGAGGTTTGTGATTTTGAGGTCCATAATAGGTAGTACCTCCTCTATTCGGAAGTAGTATCTCACTACGTTGGTTATAATTGTATGCTGTGCCTTGATATATCATTTTGCAGATCTCCAATAGTATTTATTTGCTAAGTAAGTATAAGATGACAAACATTCCTAAGAAATACCAAAATTTACTAGAAGACTTTCCATTTTTAACACTTGTTGCGTATGGCGGTAACGAATACGTTGGAATAATACAAAATGTGGACCATCAGTTGGCCAGTATGTATAATTTTGAGACTATTAAACACCTCGACGATAAAAAAGAGTTTTTAGATCTTGGTGAAGAATGGTGGTGGGGAACAAACAGACTTATACCCATTAACATTATTTTCAAAAGTCGTTGGGAAAAATATAGACCCACACTAATCTCATTTAGTCTTAAAGACTTCGTAGTTATACATGGGCCTATTGTTAGTCTAAGTAATATTGTTCAACGTAGAGCTAAACGTAGAAATATTCAACTAGTAAGAAAATTTTAGGTCTTTCGTAATACAACATTAACTTGCGGGTCGATTACCTCTAACCTACGAGCAGTTGTTTTTTCTGCAGCGTGAATTAACAATGCCCTACGCACTTGATCTGTTTTGTTTGGCATTGTACTGTGTAACAATCTAGGGTGCCAAGCAACCATACTTCCTGCTGGTGCTGTATACTGTGTATAATTGTCCACAAAGAACAAGTCCCAACTATTTGGGTGATCTCGCATATCAATTGCATCGTAAAAATACTTGTGTGTACCCGGAACATATCCAGTAGCACCGTTATCTTCATTAAAATCACACATCATTACCATAAACTGTAGTCCTAAGAATTCCTTAGAATATCTAAATTCTTTGAAACGATAGGGAGTGTCGATGTGCGGTCTTCTAAAATTCATACCTGGTTGTAATACAATAAAATCCTGCACGTGCCATACCCAATTTTTGTGACCAAAAATTTGATCAACAGACGGGGTCATTGCTGCTTTTATTTCATCAATAATTGGATGGTCTACGTTTGCAGTCCAATAATACCCCCAATCAACATCAGTTAGTGGATTTTCCATAGCACTAACATGATTCCAACCATACCACTTTTTATTTTTATCATGCCCACGTTGTGGCGGCAGTGTTGCAGCAAATGCATCTAGCTCTGCAATCTTATCCTTGTCAAATACTTCTTTGTGGACAGTAAATCCATCATGCTCAATATCTCTGACAAATCTGTTTTTGTCTATTTCATTCATTGCTTGCTCCCGTATGCAACTGTTCACATAATAAATTCATTTGTACTACGATTGCATGTGAGTAAGCAATCGCATGGGCTTTTTTGAAAAAGTATTGATCGTTATCTGGTTTAACCCAAACCTCTTTCAAAATTTGATCCCATGTACAGTTAACTAAGTAGCGTTTTGCAGGTCTAATGATAGCAATAACTGCTGCTAACTTTTCAATAGTGTCGGGCTTTAGCTTTTTTAATACATCACTGTGTTCTGCTACATGAAACAACTTACTAATAAATTCATCATGTTGCAGTAAATCCCAAATAGGTTCTCTATCCATCAATTGCTGCAAATGGTCTTCGCTACGCACATCCTTGTAGATACTTACGTTAAGAAAGTCCAACTTAAAGTATCCAGCATCATCTGCTGCTTTGTGATCTATTGTGCAAACATTCTTTAATGGATCTGTTGGCACTTTGTGAAAATACACCCCCGTGTTATGTTTACGATTTTGTAATCTAGCAGGCACATGTTTAAACAGCTTTAGTGCTGCATCTCTAGAGGAAAAGTCGATATCAATATCCATTTTTTAAGTCCCTCATACTTTAACTCCATCTATAATACTACTAACCCATTCAGCATCGTGTGGGCTTAAATCTCGTTTCTTCGACCAATAATCAGCATCAATACATGCTGCTACTCTGTTCATTTGTTCAGTATTCATACGGCCCACTGCATCACTTGCACGTTGGCTGCATAGCAAAATCCAAGGACTGATCTTACCACTTTCTACCCAATCTGCAATAAGATAACCGCTTGCTGTTTCCCAAAATGTATCAAAGTAAGACGTCTTACTTGCATGTTCAATAAATCGTTCTAACGCTCTACCAACTGATTCTTTTCTCAAATGCTCTTTTACATAGTTGAGATACATACGATCAGCAGCCCAATCTTTAAGTTTAGCTTGATTACGCACTAGCCAGCGTGTGTATGCCTCTGCATCAATCACATGCGTGTTGAGGCAATAGCTACCAAAGTTTACAAATGAACTGTAGTATGGGCTGTCTACAAACTCTGCAAATACCTTAGGTTTGCTTTGCATACTTAGTCTGAAAAACAAGTCAAATGCAGTGAACCCTGCAATTGTTTCGGGCATGTCCTTTTGCATCCATCGGCGCTTCTTCTCGCACATATGGACTGCTGCGGTGCTTTCACGTTTAAACGATTGTTTGCAATACTCACACGTAATCATTTGAATAGGTCTTTAATTTCCTTAGTGGTCATGCCTTGCTGTTCCATTACGTCAACAAGGTCTGCTTTGGTGTTTGTTTCAATCATCAACTCAAGTTCAGCATCATTTAGAGTTGGATATTGCGTCATTAACCATTCTGCTAGTTTGTTCTTCTTGCCTTTTTTGCCTGGTGCAATCCAATCCCTACGTTGCTTAGTACCAGCACCGGCTAACTGTAACAGCCTGTGTTGCAACTGTGGATGATGACGTAGTGAATTGAAGTGCAAGTTTGTAAAGTCGTTAACGATCATAAGATAGGGTGCAGTATTTGCACCATCTACACAACTTGCCCAACGCATTTGAATCCACATTTGCTTTTCCATTACCGCTTGCTCGTCTTTAGTGAGATTATCCCACCAAGCAAAATCACGGCAATCAATTGCTCTCATTTCTTCATTAATGTTTAGTTTGCTCACCACAAATCATCCGTACTTAATACATCAGGAATCTTACCTGTTTCTTTAACAAAATATGCACACTTAGGATTTGGTCCTGTTTCAAGAGGTATTGCCAATATGTGTCCATATTTTAGTTTGGGGAAATACCAACGCATCTCTTGGTAGATATTTATGATCTCAATTTCACCAAAGTCTGGCATAAATCCAGAAATAGGATTGAAAATAAACGCCATAAATCCCCTGTCATTTAAACTTGTAATGGGCAATACTTCTGGATCCCCCACCTCTGCATCACACACAATCAAACTCCAATCAAGTGGCACAGTAACGTTCCACTTGCCTAGCTTTAGCACAGCCGCAGGGCTACTAAAACTTTCCAAAAATACTAGAGGTACGAAAATGTAATCCGCATTATCCTTATCGCTGTAGTCTAACACACAATACCTAATGTCGTCAATCTCTTCTGGAACCAAATCCAGTTCATATGACACATTATCTACAGTTAGTATCTTCATTTATATTCCACCTTGCAAAACTTAACATGTCTTGCTGTTTTATTTTCTTTAAGACAACACGGACACACTACTCTTTGTTGTGGCCCTCGTTTTCCTTTCATCGCCTCACTCATTTTATTTTTAGTTTCTTCGGTATGTGTCTTTCCTACCATACCTGAGGGTTTTCCTAGCTTAGAAGAAGATATTTTCTCTTTAATTTCATTTGCTCTTTGTGTGCTTCCATACCGCTCGTCTAGAGATTTACCTGCATACAACTCCTTCATTGATTGTTTATGGTCCTCTGTGATTTGCTGAACACCAGTTAGGCCTTTATTCCACGGTACTCTACCCTTCGCCAATTTGCTCATTTTCAATCGAGTTTCCTCTGTATGTTTTACACCAATTCTTGCTTCTCGTATTGCATTACGTGCAATTTCATATTGTCTACTGGATATGTTTCGTCTAACATTCCCGCCATCTTGCACAAAACCGCCC